TCAGTCCTTCGTGTTCATCAGGTTTGACATACCTGACACGTCAGACTTAGCGACCACTGCTTGGACTAGAAGGTAGAGGTCGTCGCCGTCGAAAGGCTTGTGGGCGCGGTCGGTGGGCTTGGCTGAGCTGCAAGTCGAATAAGAGAGTAGAGCAATGATGCGCGACATTAGGGTACTCCCCTTTTATTAAAATGACCCTTACACCAAACTTTGCCCTTGCGTCGGTTGGAATCTACCAGTTCCTGACGGAAACGGATGGAGCGACAAAACGAAAAAAATCACCAAAAGGCGGGTTTTTGGAGATTTCAAAGGCTGTGAAAGCCGCCTTTGAAACCTTGTATGGTGCGGCACCAGGAGTCGACCCCGGGACCTACCGATTACAAGTCATATGCTTTTATTATGAAAATCAATGAGTTACAAACTTTGCTGTTACGTCGAGAGTATGACGAACTCAGCCAAATAGGGAGGGTATTTGCTCCTTATTACGTCTTAAAAAATGGGAACGCCTAGGTAGCGGGTGTGGAAGAAGTAGCGGTGATACGGCGTCAAGAAAAGATCGGACTAGCTTTTTCACCCGCCAGCCCTGTCAGGCTGGCCTGTTTCGACCATGCCTAACCTTCGCTCACCGCCTTATCTAAAACTTATTTTCTAAAGTTTTATTATGAGTCAGTAGCCGAGTTGGAGGGGTTTTGTTCGAAGATTAGTAATTCAAACTCTTCTCTTTTAACTACTCCTATAAAAAAACTTGCAATGTCGTACCGCTGCATTGCTCTATGTAGTTTTCTTATTAATGCAGCATATTCATCTCTGCTCGATATCTCTTCGTACTGCTCGTAGCTAACAGTCGCTATTATCGATAAGGAATGAAGTTCTCCTTTTCGCAGTAATTCTATAGCTCGCCTAACTTTCGGGCTAAAGTAAAGGCTTAAAGACGCAGTATCAAGCTTTAATGATTGTGTGATTACGAAACCATGCTGTTCCCCTTGTATGCTTCGAACAAAATCAATAGATCTATTTAATGAGGTGTTGACTTTAGGGAAATGGTTCTTTAGCCAATCACCGATTATGCTGTTTCGGGTTTTTTCAGGCGCACTTCGATAAGGATCAATTTTTCGGTAATGATCCATTGCTCCTTCTATGTCATTAAGGAAGTCGGTTGGGTAAGCTTCTTCGGTTAACTCATGTATGGTGACTTGCTCAATCTCGGCAACTGACTCAGTTGAAACCTTCGCTTGAGAATATTTATTTGCCTGCTCGACGAACTGCACAGAAGAGTACATCCAGAAAAGCTCTACGCCACCAGTTTTCTGAATTTCTCTGATTAATTCAGGGTGCGGGCCTATTGTTTTTCCATGCTCCTTCCACCACCAATCTTCTTTACTATCTGCGGTAATAAACAATACAGTTTTGATATTGGATTCTCTAACATGACTGAGTAACTGTCTCCACAATATCAAATCCCCAAATTTCCTTTGGTATTTCATTTGGTCGAAGATGAAGGTGGCTTCGTTAGGGTTTTTATCTTTGTCAGCATCGGCAAATCCTGGAGGTATCTTGTCTGCAAATCGCTCCTCTCCTTTCGCAATTATTTCATCAAGCTCCTCTTGATTTTTTGGGCCTTCACCGACTTTGTTTGCCAGTAGTTCATCGAGAGCACTTCTTACTGGATCGGAGGAGGAAACGTCAATTTGGGCTGAGTGGATAGCTTTAATCGCCTGGACCAGTTCTTGATTAGATTTTTCTAACTGGTCTAATAGGGGTTGGGACTCGATACCAAGACCGCGTTTATCGATCTGTAATCCCTCTACCTTCTGTTTCACTTGCCCAACTACATTTTGCGCTGCAGAAAGTGCGTCCTCTGTAGACTTGCGCTCGTTCGCAATGACATTAAGTCTCCCTCTTTGAAATTCAAGTCCTACTTGGTGAGGAACCCATAACCTGTTTTCTAAAAGTCTCAAGACTGCTAAAAGCTCGTCTCTAGCTACTGTGGGAAGTCTGTACAGGTTCAAAAGTACATTTGTGTCTAGAACGAAGAGCGCTTCATTCCAGAGGTGTTCATATTGTTCAGGCGTCGGGGGGTAGTAGCCATTGAAACTATTTCTCATGTGACCTCCAAGTCAAATATTTCCTGCGTCTCCGAAGCAAGCTACCAGATATCAGCACTACATTGCTATCGTCTGGTGGATATTTATAACTTTGGTAGGTCGTCTCACAAATTATCCAAAATGGTCTCGACATGTAAAAAACTCATCATTGTTCTAGAAATCATTTTGCTCGCGTTAGCATCCTACGTCTGGGAGGGGGCGACTGTGGGGATACTGAGATCGTAGACGTCCATCATCGCTGCGTCGCGGTGACCACTGGCCTCCTGCTTAACTGCTCTAGATGCATCAGACATGGGGGTGCTCTGGGGAGAACAGAATTTCTTCCGGCCCGACACCAGTAACTTTTTCTCGGTTGCGGTAGTGGGCACGTCCGTGCAGCTCCCGGCAGGCGGCACCTGGTGCTACACGCTGATGCACTACTACTCCGGCGGCTCTGGCGTTATAGGTCGTGGTGGTCAAGCAGCAGGCGGCACCGTCATTCAATTTAGTGGGGGATCCACCATCTATGGTTTCGCCTGGAGATACGCACCATGACTGATATTTCACTCAACACACTCGAAGAGGTGTTGCCGCCTTTGGACCAGTCCCCGGCTCAGGAGCCTGAGACCGTCTCGGTCATGTTTACCGACGTCGCCCGTAAAAACGATGGCTCGTTCGTGATAACTGTTGCTGGCAATCGTTGTCATGTTACCCAGGACTACAACCCACCGCTGGATCAAGCTGTTGTCGACTACTTGGACGCCGGTGGCCACGCTACCGAGTACGCCGAGGACGTTGTTGTCCATGGCGATCCCACGTTGTTAGCCAGGCTCTGGATGGAGCTGCGTTTGAAGGTGTCGGATAACCTGGTATCGCAGTACCGCGATGCTCGCGATCTGGGCGGTGAACTGCCGATCACACCCGAGCAATTCACCCAGCTGCTGACCTGGCGCCAGGCAGTGCGTGAATGGCCGCAGGTGCCTGGCTACCCAAAGGAAACCACGCAGCCGGTTACACCGGACTGGATCGAAGCGGTCGCGCTCGATGGCGAATGAATGGGCACCGATCAAACTGCAATGGCCGGTGCAGGCCACGCAGTGGATGGATCAGATGGCGGACGCTCGGGAGTTGATCCAGAGTGAAATGGTCATCACCGGCCAGCGCGTATCGACGCTGGCCGATATCGCCACCACCAGTCCTGGTCTGATCGCAGGGGCCGCGAAGTCCGCTATCAGTGCCGGACGTGATGCGTTGGTCGCGCAGTTCGAAAACATTCCGTCATGCATTGTGGTGACGCCGTTTCAGCACGGTGTAGGGCAGGGCAGGGCAGCGGTGGTCACCAACGCTTTCTTTCTGCGCCCAACCTGCTACAGCTGCTGGCCGACAAGTTGACTGACACGACCGACGCAGTCCGTCCGCAAGGTCAGCAGAGCGCCCTGGTACTGATATTCCTCGCCACGCGCCTGGACCAGCTCGCCGCTACGCTGGGGCGGTTCAACGTGGTGTTGCCTATGCCTGGGATCTGCAGAGAGCCTGAGCTTTGTCCAGGAACTGGTGGGCCTATGACGCTGCTACTCAACGGCGAGCAGATCATCGGCCACCGCATGAAGCTGACGGCCAACCTCAAGATTGAGGCCGACGAGTTGGGCGGCCAGACATCGGCAACCGACAAATCGCACAAGGGGTTCAAACCCAAGACGCTGACCGTCGCGCTGACAATCCCCTACAAGGCCCTCGAGGACCTGCGCACGATCATGCGCCTGGCCGAGGCGACCGCAGGCGGTAGCCAGCTGCAGACCTACCGCATCGTGAACGACACGGCCAAGGCCTTTGGGATCCGGCAGGTGACGTTCTCCGACGGAGTCAGTGCCCGTGAAGACGACACACTGGCCCAATGGATCGTCCAGTTCACCCTGAGCGAGAAGCTATCCAACCCGGAGAAGGTTGAGAACCGGCGCGCCGGCAACGGCGTGACATCTCAGTCAGCACCTGGTGACGGTGTCCCCGGCAGCGGATCGGGCACGCCCGAAGAGCTGACCGGCTTTGAGGCAGTGCTCAAAACGGTGGACACCTACCTGGGCGGCACGCCATGAGTATGAAGCTGTACAAGGTGCTGTCGATCGGCGGCACGGTCATGCCGCTGGTCAACGAGGATGTCCGCCTCGACCTCAAGAGTCCGGGCCGCGCCACGTTTACGATCAAGGCAGGTGCCACCGTCAAAGGTTTGGTCACGTTCGATATCGGCTACAACGAAGCAGTCCTGCAGCGTCATTTCATTGGCTATGTTGAGCGCTGCACGGCCACCAACGGCATCGAGCAGGTGGTGCTTTGTCGCGAGTTAGCCGCGGTGCTGGCCAACCCGTTGCCCATGAACCTGCGCCACGTGGATCTACGCGCCGTCTTGGCGGATATCGGCAGCAAGACCGGGCTACGCTTTCGGGTACCGGATCGGGCCTATACCCGCGTCAAGGCGCCTTTCTTCTACAACCTGGCCGCTGGGTATCAGGCGCTGGACAGCATGGCGCGGGTGTTTGGCATCAAGGACTTTGTCTGGCAACAACAGGGTGACGGCGATGTATTCGTGGGTGCCTGGGCCGACAGCTTTTTCGGTACCCGGCCTCCCTTACAGTTACCGGTTAGCCTTTTCGACGGTTACCAGGGCAGTCAGAGCGCAATGATTGCGGCCTTACCGGGCCTGCGACCAGGCGTATCAATCAACCAGGGCGAGCGGATCACGAACGTGACGCTGGCCGGCACACAGATGGCCATCAAATGGACGACGCAATTAAGCGTAGCGTAGAGCGACAATTCCCTGAACTCACTGGCGGCTATCACTTGCCGCGCTTTGCCAAGGTGGTCGCCGTGGCGGATGCGCCGGCCAGCGCCGGGCTCTGTGACGACTTCCGACCGCGCTTCTCGGTCGACCTGCAGGTGATGGGGCCAGACGGCGAGATCGATCCGACATTGCCGGTGCTGGCCGGCGTGCCCCTGCCCATGCCGGTGGGTGGCGATGAAATGGGGTTCTTTGCCTTTCCGGAGGAAGGCACTCAGGTCGTCGTATGTTTTGCCTATGGCCTGCCACACAATCCCTACATTCAAACCATCTTGCCGCATGGCCTGACCTTGCCAAAGGTCCCCAAAGGTCCCCAAGGGCGACCAGGTGTGGCAGCACAGTGACGCCGTGCAGCAGCGCGTCGACGCGGACGGCAACTGGTTGCGCAAGACCGACGGCAAGATCCAGGACCAGGCGATCGAGCGCGAGGTCGACGCGATGACCAATGCTGAGCGCTTCCAGAGCCACACTAGGACAGTGGACGACCATTCGACCGAGTCAGTGGGTGGCGTAAAGAAGATCGAGGCCTTGGGCGCGCTCAAGCTGTTGTCCGGCGGATCCGCGAGCCTAGCGGCAGTAGACGACTTGCACCAGGCAACCGGTCGTGACCTGAACCTTGTGGTAGGCCAGAAGCACAATGCCACGGTAGGTGGCGACATGCACGAACGTATTCAGGGCTTGCGTGAGAGCATCACCAGTAAGAGCCAGCGTTTGCAGGCTCCTAAAAACTGGGTTGGGTCGGGCGGTGTGAACATCTTTCAGGTTGTGTGCGACCTGCTCGATTTGGTGCAAGACATGAATAACGAACTCGCTATCCACACGCATGGGCCGAGTCCAGTACCAATAAACGGGCCTATGTTCATCCAAGATGCAGCCAGGGCGACAGCGTTATCACTGAGTCTTAAAGCGATAACGCTACCTTAGAATGTTAGCTAATGACTTGTGTGAGGCTACATTGCCTCTTGCATAACTTTGTAAGCCTGAAGAATGTCATCGTCTTCGCAGCCTCTTTGCGATCCTGTATTTTTTCAACTTTGCATGTGTTAAACCAAGGTGATATTTTTGAAGGAACTCTTAAGTATGAGAGGTATATTGCCTCGCAGCACATGATGTTATTTTCTTAGGGGTGAGTGTATCTCAGGAAGAAAAGACTTACTTGGCTAACCACCAAAAATAATAACCGCTAGCGAATGCTATCACTAGCGCTACCAAACCACCCCAAAAAAAATTTTTTGTGGTTTCACGTCTGTTTCGTACAATTGTTATTTGCTTTCCGATCAAGAAAATATTGCTAGGAATAAAATATCGCATCAACTTTTCTATCGGGAAAAGTATGCAGAGCATAAATAGTATCGGTATAAGTATTGGAACATAATAAGTGCGATCCATTACTTTTGCTTTGGATGCGAAACTGATCAGGTAGTTTAGTTTTTCGTTTAAATCGCTGCTATTAAGTAGTGTTTCGACGTTCGGTTGTTCAGGCATAGTGCTTTTTAGCACAAACATGACAATCACCATAACCACAACAAAATAAAAAGGTATTAATTTAGGTACGGTTAACTTGTTAATGTTATAGATAAATGCAACTTCTTTTTCTATATATTCGCGAAGCTCAGAAGAGATCAAATAAACTGTATCCCGATCCTCCCCTTCAACTGTCATTTCAACGCCTTTTTCGGCATCAAAAGCTAATATAATGTTGAGGCTGTTGTCTACATATAAAAAGCGTAAAGACTTAATTTTTCTCGTTGAATCGTTGTCTTCGGTAAGCACGCGATCAACTTCTGCGGTCCGATATACAAGAGAATCCTCTCGGAATACTTCAAATATAATGTCGTGATGGTTTTCGATAGGAACTCTTTTTTTAATATCTGCATAAATTCTTCTTATGCTTTCCTCACTGATCTCAAACCCTTTTGGGAATTTGTTATTAACTTTTGCGGACATAGCTAATCCCTGCTGTAATGGTCCACCTAGGGTATCACTTTGATATCACCTATGTCTAGCTGGTTATTGAATAGCATGTGGTTATTATTTTTAATAACCATTTAAATCTTTCCACTGTCAAATGTTTCGGCTTTATATGATTCAGCTTAAGCTTTTAAAGTCGGTGTGCTTTTAATTTGCATAACGCCTTTACTATAAACCTTCGCCCCTATAGCACACCAAAGACTATGCTGTAGTCCTTGTATTTCGCTCAATTAATTTTAGTATAACGGCCTGAATAAATAAAGAGCGTTAGTTGTCATTGAGCGGGTCTTATTATGTTGTTTAAATTTAAAACTGTGCTTCACTTATGGCCTACCGCACAAGCCCTATATTCAAACCATCCTGCCGCATGGTCTAAAGTTGCCGAAGGTCCCCAAGTGCGACCAGGTATGGCAGCACAGTGACGCCGTGCAGCAGCGCGTCGACGCTGACGGTAACTGGCCGCGCAAGACTGACGGCAACATCCAGGACCAGGCGATCGAGCGCGAAGTCGACGCCATGACGAACACCGAAAGCTTCCAGAGCCACACTAGGACAGTGGACGACCATTCGACCGAGTCAGTGGGTGGGGTGAAGAAGATCGAGGCCCTGAGCGCACTCAAGTGCTGTCGGGCGGATCCGCGAGCCTGGCGGCAGTGGATGACCTGCACCAGGCCACCGGTCGTGACCTGAACCTGGTGGTCGGCCAGAAACACAACGCCATGGAGGGTGGCGAGATGCACGAACGTATTCAGGGGTTACGAGAGAGCATCACCAGCGAGAGCCAGCGGCTGCAGGCCCCGAAAAACTGGGTTGGCTCCGGCGGCGTGAACATTTTTCAGGTGGTTTGTGACCTGCCTGATCTGGTCCAGGACATGAGTATCCAGCTCGCTGCGCATACGCATGGTACGACGCCGTTGCCCAGCAATGTTGCTGCTTTCGACGCTCAATCATTGAAAGCCCAATTACTTGGCGAACTTTTAAAGACCGTTACACTCTAGAGTCGCTCTGGGTATTTCTTGAATCGTTCTAGGATATATAAAGCCTATCCAGCTCAAAGATGTATCTGGTGAATAATTTTGTACAATATCTCTTATGATTTTTATTGACGGATAGTTATCTGCGGTCTCAGCTAAAGTCGAGATGGCTCGTTCATGCTCACCCGTCAGCCTTAATTTCTCTGAAAATGCTATCCCTAAACACGCTTCCATAGCAAGAGGCAGCCTCAATCCGTTAGGCTTTAATCTCGCCGTATAGTAATTGCTTAAATGATGCTCGTGAACTAATACATCCCAGTTAGTATCTATGCCGACGGCCATATAATAGATCAGCATCTGAGTCGAAGCGCTTTCAAGTAATTTTTTATCTTGTTTTGAGATTTTTACATTTGCCGATTTATTCTTACCTACGTAAGCTTCAAATAAAAATGTAAGGGATATCAGCGACGTGCGTTGCTCTTCGCTCATCTTACCTTTCTTAGTAAATGCGTGTTCAATTACGGCTCGCATGTCATAGAAAACTGCATTTGGATAACCTCTTAAAAAGCGATCTAATATCTCCAAGAATCCAGAGTAGTAATGATTTATATTTTCACTTGTGACTCCATGCGGGTTATTTATCCAAGTGGTAGGGCCGAGCTTGTAAAACGCAATATTAGGGTTCTCACGAAAGTACTCAGTGGGTTCCGCTTCTAGCTTGTCCTGCTTTCGGATAAATTCTTTAATAACATCCCTTGCAAGTCGAGTCAGTCCTTGAAAAGTCAGCATAAGCTTGCAATCAAAAAAAGCTACTTCCCCAGCACCTTGGAAATGATAAAACTCCCTAGGCAGCGCTTTCAGTTCATGTACGTACTTTGATCGTGTCACATAAAGATTCGGCAGCGCATCATGCAAGTCGGCTTTTCCGACCGGGTTCGTTTGTGTTGCTGCTCTAGTAGAGAAAAAGTCGTCGGGGATATTGCTTTCAATGAAGCTATTAAACTTTTTACTTAGCGCGTGATGTTCGCGCTCAATAATAATACGCTTTATCTCTTCAGCTGCATCGGGGTCGATTCGTTCGAATACAGATTCGAGACTAGTCCTCTTTATTTTCTCAACATCACTCCAGTTAGTGCTGTTAGTAGGTGCATCCGCAATCAACGCTTCTATAGACATGACTAATAGTGTGTATGCCAAATCTAGGTTGTCACCCATGCGATGCAAGGCTGTCACGTAAGTTCTGATAGCCTTTATAGCGACTAGATATTGCTTTCTAGTTAAGCCTAATAGGTTTGTGCAAAATTCGGCTAAATCGTCGAACTCTTCTTTTTTTATAAAAACATTATCCTCATATATTTTTGAGACTAGTTTTTGAGGTGCCACTGATCCTGGTCTAAAATTTTCATTAAGTAATCGTTGCGCCAGACCAGCATCGGGAGTGCATATAACCCCTAATCCAAATGAAATCACATCTGCGAAATCATCTATGTAGACGTTTATGTTGTTCGAAACAAGCACGCCGGGGCCGTCTGCAGTTGACTCTATATGTTCGGTTATTTCGCAATACAATGTGTTTGGTTTGCGCCCTGAAGATGCACCGTAAAACTTACCAAAGACTGTGCTTACACCATCATCCATGTATAGTGCCATGTTTGTATAAAGGACACCTCGCAGCAGATTTACATTAGAAACTTCGTAGGTAAAAAGCTTGCCGGTAGCGGCTTGAAGCATAATCTGTCCCCTGATATATACGACCCTGAAAGGCTATTCTAGCGGGCAAGAGCTAATTTTTCTTTCTGTTTATTATATGCCTGAGTAAAGTTCACTGGTGTCTACACCACCATGATTGAGCGTAGGCACAGCCGTCGACGTATTCAATGCCACTCAACACGAATCCGTTATGAGCCATTGTAGCCAACGTGACATCAAGCAGATCTGGCAACCGCTTGCCCTCTTTCGGCATACCTGCGTCGAGCCAGGCAATATTGGAGTACCTGCCGAGGTACTCACAATGGGCCGATCTGACGATGACATTGCCTTTGATCGCCTCGTAGCATTCCCTCGCCTTTGGTTCTAACGCCACACCTTTGCGCCTCATTGGAACGACCAAGACTTGCATTACGAAGCGCCATATATCGCTGGAAGATCCAACTGAGCCTCAATCGCGTAGGCCAGCGCTCCGTCAGCGAGTTCCAGCATGTCACCGAACTCTTCTGGGCTGACGATCCGCAAGCTGCACAGCTCGCCAGCACGCTTGATCAACAACTTATGATGGATGCTAGGCGTTGCAAGCAATGCTGTGCTGTCCTCGAGCAAAACGTGCCAGGCAGCTACAGCCGCTTTCTTCTCAGTGATCAAGGTGGGCATGAGTGTGCATCCGTTGAAATACTGTATCAATGCACAGTACATTCGGTTTGCACGAATTTTCCATCGTTGGCCCGATGAAACGACGGAATTCGCTCAGAAATCTTGAAAGGAAAAATTTGTTCAGGAATAAAAAATCATCGGAAAAGCACTTATCCCCCTCCCGCCGACGGGCTCCGCGTCCGTTTTTTGTGCAAATCCAGATGCGATGAAAGTACTACCCCAGCCCAGGCCAGCCGTGGGGTTGCGCAGGGGAGCGGCAATTGCACAACGTGCAAGCTTATGCAGAAAAATGTCAGCGCCTTACACAGTGAGCGACGGAGCGGTACAGATGGTGGCAAACCTCGGGGGGCCGGTCCGCGTGGGTGAAAAGTTGGAAAACCGAGGAGGAGGGTGGTTTTCCAAATCGACACCAGTCCTGAAGCGGCGCACCAGGGCATCGATAGCCAGATCAGGTCAAACCTCTACAGCGCACGCAGGACGGGGCTATAGCCACGCTCAGGATGCTTTGGACGTTGCACACGGTTACACGTGCTGGTGACGACCTGAAGACCTTAATCCGCTGCAGTCGGCGTTTTGAAAAAAGCCGTTTTAAATGAGATCGAATCTCAGGTATGGGAGGGTGTTTTCAAAAAGAGCGATATTAGCTATATGACCCACGAACCTAGGCTGGAGGCCACGGTTTTACTGGGCTGCGCGTATTACATCGAAAGGTAATATGAAGCGATATGAAAGGTAATATTTTCCTGAACCCCCCGGATTCATTGGGTTTTAGGAAATGAAAATATAGCTTTAGTAAAAGGTAATATTATCGCCTTTGTATCGCTTCAATATTACTTTTGCCCGAAAACGCTGAAAGCTACGGCCTGCAAGGGCTGCAGCCACTTTTCCCGAGCCGTATTACTAATATTACCTTTTTTCTGACCCCCCTCAGATTTTGAGCGGGGCACCCTGCACCGAGCGGTTGGCTAGGGTCTCGCACTACTGCTCATGAGCGTCTGTAGCTGTGGTTGGAGCTCGACGTGGAGCGCGTAAGACAGGCCCGATCGGTGGCCTTGTTACGTGGCTTATTACGTCTGGGGAAAAAACAAGGGCCTGCATCGCTGCAAGCCCTTGATTTATATGGTGCCGGCACCAGGAGTCGAACCCGGGACCTACTGATTACAAGTCAGTTGCTCTACCAACTGAGCTATACCGGCGTAATGGGCTGCGAGTATATAGAGTCTGATGCGCTTGTAAAGCCTAGCTGTCTGATTCAGTTGAAAAAAATCGACCATTGGCGCTTCGTGTCGGATGCGGGCGGGTGGTGGTGCAGGCCGTTTCCTTCGGTTTCGACTGATTGGTCTGCGTGGTAGGGCGGATGGCGTTGAATTCGGGCGTTGATTTTGCCTTTTGCGCGCACAGCTTGTGCGTGACGGGACGCTGGATTTTTAACCTGGTCGCGCAAACCAACGCGTCCAGCGTTGATGGCGATTTGGCGTACGAACAGGCACCCATCCGACCCCACCATTTTTGGGCAGTTGCGGGGCAGGAGGGCTTTGCATAGGCTTGTTCTCAACGGCCCAGGCTACTGAGTCAGCAGCACGGGACGTTAGCTTTTCAGCCATGCAGATAAAGGACTATCTGATGAGTAATGCGATGGATCGTAACCGGGTTTGGGGTGTTGTTTGCCGCAGGCTGGTCATTCGCTGAAGAGTTGTTGAAGGATATTTGCAGTTGCGCCTGGCCTGTTGGCTTTGCGCAGGGTGGGGCTGAGGATGGCTGTCTGAATCGCATGAATGTGCGTCTGGATGCTGACGAAGGCTTCATCGATGTTTCAAGAAATGCCCGGATCCTCTGGATTCGGGCATTTTCTTGTGTGCTGGTTGCTGTTGCGTCGGATTTGCACTGGAGCTACCGGTTTTTTGGCCGATACAGCTGTATCGAAAATGGCAGTCGGCCATGGACAGCAAGTGCAATGCAGAGAACGCCTACGCATTACGAGCTGCTGAGTGTTGCTCGCGATGCCTCTCCTGAGCAGATCAAGAAGGCTTATCGCAAGCTGGCGCAAAAGCTGCACCCGGACAGGAATCCAGATCCTTACGCCTCGGACATGATGGGCGTCGTCAACGCGTCTCACGATGTGCTGGCTGACCCTTCGCGGCGTGCGGCTTATGACGCGCAGCTCGCTGCCAATGAGCACAAGGCGCGTATCGATGCTGCGCGCCGCAAGCAGGCGCATGCAACGCGCGGTCAGGCGGTTCATGTGTATGCCGCCACGTCTGCAGCCGCAACTGCAGCGCCGTCTCAGGCGGCTCGTTCAGGGCCGGCTCCCAAGTCCTCTTCCTATGCTTCTGCATCCCCTTCCCGTGACAGGCGTCGTCGCAGTGCGTGGCGTTGGGCGCTGTTGTTTGTGGTGTTCTGCGCGGGTGGGGCGTGGATGGGTTACGACCCGGGTGCAGGCAAGTCGTTTGTGCCGTCCGAGCCTGCGCCGGTTGCGCAGACGTGGGTCAAGCCCGCACCTGAAACGCCTGCCGCGCCGGTCGAGGAGCCTGCAGCGAGCCCGGCGAAGCCGGTGGATGCGGCGGCGTCCGAGTGTGGCGTGGCGGCGCTTGATCCGATGGGCGCGCCGTGGCCGGACAAGGCGGGTTATGTGAAGGACATGCCGGTGCTCAAGGACAACGGCTGGTCGCAGATCACTGTGGATAACTCGGCGGGCGAGTCGGCGGTGTATGCCAAGGTCACGGATGCGGTGGGGCGCAGGGCGTTTCGGCATGCGTTTGTGCCGGCCGGGGCGGTGTTTACGTTCGCCAAGATGGACCCGGGGCTGTACCTGCTCAAGTACAAGATGATGAGCACGGGCTGTGCCTTTGCGTCGGGTCGGATTTTGCTGGAGGAGACGCCGATGGGCAGTCAGATCAAGTCCAGTGCCTACAAGCTGACGTTGCGCAAGCTGCAGAACCGCAGTGTGCCGTTTGCGCGGTTGAAGGATGATCAGTTTTAGTAGTGAGTCATGACAGGAATGCGGCGCTGCGTATTCAGTCTTCGCGAACAAGTTCGCTCCTACGGCCTTCGGGCAGAATCAAAGCGTCGTACTGTGAACTCACCTTTTGCAACGCTTTCAGGCCGGTTTTTGCAGGCCTCGTCTCTTTCTTTTGAAGGACATTTCCGAGAGAATCCCCGACCGCTTGCGCCCCCCTGTCCGGGCTTCTAATCTCCGCCCCGTCGCTGCCCATCAGCGATCGGGTTTAGTAGCCCGCAGTGAGTTAAGGCGTAACACAGCCGCATTTCATTAGGCTTCGTCCTGATGCTATGGCGACTGTGCGCTTGGCACCTTCGGGTGCGCCGGTTCTTAGCTCACCGGTCTACTAACTCGCGTACAGTCGCCACCTTTCGTTTAGTAGCGAAAAGCAGCGACTTCATAGAAGGAGCTAAGCATGGTCAAAGTAACCCCCGATCCGCCCAACAAACAGTCCAGCAGCGCACCGGTCTTCGACAAGGCTGTGGTCAAGCGCGCCATGGAGTGTTACCTGCCAATTTCCCGAGCGGCCAAGGAACCCCACGACAGCAAGTCCGACTTCATCAGCCTGGAAGCCACCCTGGTGCACGCGCTGGATTTCCTGCGTTGCGCATCGGCCACCGCCCACGAACTCGGCGATGAACTGACCGGTTCGCAACGCGACCTGGCGTTCGCGTCCATGCACATGCTGGAAATGGCCAAGGTCATGGTCGAGCGCTCGCTGGAGTGTGTCGAAGAGGTCTGA